ACTTCAGCCCATTTTTGTACTGTACCAATGTCTGTTTCTGTCATAGTAATCACTTGATTTTCTGGTAATGTATATTTTGTAAATCCTAATGGCTGTCCATTTCCGCTGCCTTCCACAATAGCCGTTTCTAGTGCTTTTGTCATTGCCTTTTTTAATTGTTTCACAACTGTTGCTTCAAATAAAGGCAATGCTACTGTTGCAGAAAGCAATCCTATTGCTACCCTTGCTTCTAATACATGATAGCTAAATGTTAATTTCGTATTCATTTCTGTTTTTTGTTCTTCAGATACTTCATTCTCCGATGCAAGCCATGTTGCTGTAATATTGATGTCAGAAATCGGAATTTCTAAACCGCCCTGATAAGATGTTTGATTGATACGAGATAATATTTTTCCTTCTATTGTCATATCTTCAATGACTTTATTTTGTATTGTGGTAGGAATAACTGCACCAATATCAGATACCGTTGTAATTTCTGCTGTTCTTTTTTCATTAAATTTTTGTGGTATTGGTTCGCCATTTAATACATAATTTTGAAACGCTTTTCTATATTCTATTGTACTGTAAATATCTTCCTCATTTTCTAAACTTCTATTTGCTGCTTGAAATGTTGCAACTGCTTGAAATGGTTTTGTATATTGTTGTAGTTCGGCTTTTCGTGCTTCTGGAGGCAAATCATCATTTTTATTTTCTATTTGCATTTTGATATTTTCTATTTCAATATTTGCTTTTCGCAATTCCATTTCTGCTGTATCTAGCTTTTCTAAGCTATCAGCATTTTTAATATTTTCTAATGCTTCTGTTTTTCTTTTTTCTGCTTGTTGTAATAATTTTTCTAATTCCATGTGCATTTTCTCCTTTCTAATTTTCATACAACAATAATAATTTTCTCTTTCTTAATGCGATATTTTTGTTTTGTTGTAATGCCTGTTCTAATTTTTCTATACTTCTGGCATAAACCGTTGTTGTATCATAAAATGGGGTATCTACTACACTAACATCATATATTTTTTTGATATTCGTAATTTCTCTATAAGTTTGATTTTTTGTAGTATTCCAATTATCTCCTTTTTCTGCTACAACAAAAGAAAAAGACATTTTGTCAAGCAATGCTGATTGTATTGCATTATAAATGTCTCTGTTACTTTGTGTATTTATTAAATTAGCCTGTATTTTCAATCCTTTTTCTTCTTTTATCAGCTGCAAACTGTTGTTTTTTGTTCTTGCCATAATACACCACGTGTCATTATGATTATATCTTAATACTACATCGCTCAAGTCAGTATGGTCTAAAGCCCCCTTTTTTATAACTTCTGTAAAAGTATATTGTCCAAAACTATGTGTTGCTGGTTTATCATATATTACAGCATAGCCTTCAATTTTCATTTCATCTGTATCATTTTGTAATGTTTTTATGTCTAAAAGCCTTTGCTCTATATTCATATTTTATCACTTCCTTTTCCATTCATTTGATAACTGTCAGCTAGTTCTGCATTGATATAATTTAAACTTTGTTTTCTTTTGTTTCCGCCTTCAAATGGGGGATAGCCAAATACTGACAATATTTGATTATCTGTAAATGTTCCTCTACTACTTAATATATCTACTGCTGCAATTTTATTTGTCATAGAAGTAAAAAGCAAACCTTGATTATAAAATATAATTTCATTTCCAAGCTCTAATTCTTTGTCTGTAAAAAGTGCTGCACTAAAACATCTTCCTAAACTGATTATCATACTTTCAAGTGTTTTTTCATAAAATGCTTGATATTGTTCTTCTGTAAAATCACCATTATATATTGCCATAGAAATGCCATATTGATTTAATATTCTTTGTTCTACAAATTCCATAGTATCTTTATCCAACACTTTAGGATTTAACTGTATAGGTATGAAATCGCTTTTGTTATCCATTGTTAAAAATCCACTTTGCCCAGCATTTATTTTTTGTTCAAAAGCTATTCTTTCTTGTTTTTGTTTTTCTTCATCAAATAAACCTACCATTTTTACAATGCCTCTTACGCCCGTTGTAGAACGTATTGCATTGTCCATACTTTCTATTACAGTGTGGTCTGTTTTAAGCAATTTTAATATAGCATTGTTTGCTGCAGTTCCTGTACTATCTCCTCCCATAAATTCATTTGCACCAAAATCTTTACGCCAATGTATGATGTCTTTATATGGGAATGTATAGCTTTCTCCATTGGCAAACAAAAATTCTATAAAAAGTGTTCCGTTTTGGTCTTGTAAAAATGTTGTCTGTATAGGCTGTAGTGGATAAAATCCAGTGTATTCTCTTTTGATGTAACCATCTTTTATGGGAATTTCTTTAAAAGTAGTATATATAAAAGCATTTTTGTGCATTTCTCTTAAATATACTATTTTTTCTAAAAAGTCCGTTGTTGTCATAAAAGTATTCGGTTGAAAATGTAGCAATCTGTTAATACTTCCTTTTACTGTTTGCTGCATACCATTTTCGTCTGTTTTGATATGTCTTGGACTGCATTTTCCTATTGCTGTTGAGATACAGCGTATACAGCCTTGCACAATGTCACTTGCATAAATATCATTACCAAATTGAGAAAATATAGGAGTACTGCCATTCATCATATTGATATAGTGATATTTTTGTTGTTTTGTACGAAATCTATCCCATATCCCCAATTTTTCACCTTCTATCTATTTACAAAATCCATAAATTCTTTTTTATATCTGTCTAGCATAACATAACACATTATCATTGTAACTGCTCCATCAATACGTCTATTAGCAGTATCAAGCACTTTTTTAGGCATAATTCTTGCAAATTTATCTATACTGCAAGCAACATTTTTTAAACAATAAATATCTAATGGATTTTGATTATAATTTAAAATATTTGCTGATTTTAAATCTGCCTCCAATAGCTTCATAGGGGTAGATAATGTTTGATAATCTTGTGTTACTTTTTCTGTATCAAAACCATATTGCTCCATTTCATTTACAAACGATTTTGCATTCCATCTGTCGTGCCCTTCTTTCCACACTCTAATATGATATTTTTGGTATAATGAAACATACCACTGTACCACTATACTGTAATCTACTTCATTACTTGGGCATATTGTCAATAAATTCTGTTTTGCCATTTCAAAATAATCAATACCATCTTTTTTACTTTGTTCTACTTTAGACTGTGGTATAAAATAATGCTGAAAAAAATATTTCTGTTTTTCTCCCTTTTTCATCAAAAGTATTCTGGTACTTGTTAAATCTGTTGTTTCAGACAAGTCTGTTGCAGCTAGTGCAAAACTGTTTTTAAAATCTTCTATATCAAATGTCAAATTATTTTTAATATCTTTTTCTAACAACCACGTTTCTACGCTGTTTTGTTTGATATTAAAATCTTTTGACAATGTAAATATTCTGTCTGCTTTTGATGCCTGTGCCTTCCTCAATTCTTTTCGTAAATATTCATATTTTTTGATTGTGCCTAAACTTGGATTTGCTTTTTTCCAACTATTTTCATTTTGATATATTTCTTGTTCACTATCCATAGTATATAACCAAGATAACAATTCATTGTCTTCTCTTTCTCCCTTCAAAACTTCTCTTGCATATTTTAGTTCATTATCTAAATAGCCATTTTCAACAAATCCTTCTGTAGTAATGTTTATAAATATAGGTTCGTCTTTTGAAGATTGTGATTGTTCAATGCTTTTAGCAATGATATTGGATTTCATTTCGTGGCTTTCGTCTAATATTGCTAATTCTATATTTCTACCTTCTTTGTTTTGTGTTTTTTCAGAAAGTTTTGTAATAGTGCTATCATTTTTTAAATGAAATATACCTTTTAAATTTTTATGGGTATATTTTTGTTTGGTATCAAATTTTGCTCTCATATTTGCAATCTCAGAAAATATTAAATTTGCTTGTGCATCATCATTGCTACTACATACAATATCACTCCCTGCATTGCCTATCATAAACTCTGCAAAACAAATTGCTGCACAAAATGTACTTTTACCGTTTTTTCTTCCTACAAGCAATATCAGCTTTTTAAATCTCCTAAGTGTTGTATCTGCAAAATAAAAAGAGTAAAACACTTCTATTACAGCCTTTTCCCACAATTCCAATAAAAAAGGTTTTCCGTGAAAAGGGCTTTTGGTATGTTTTACAAATTTTTGTATAAAATCAATTCTTTTATGTGCTTTTGTCATATCATAAATGTATCTATC